GTGTCGGAAAGAACGGTGCGGTCCGCAAATTCCGTAGGGGCCGATGTCCTCATCGGCCCGGCCCTAAACCTGCAACATATTGCAACGGGCGGATGAGGACATCCGCCCCTACGCAGGACCTTGCAGGTCCCCACCCACTCAGCGGCAGCGGCGCAAGAGGGATATGGGGTCGTCTTGAGCATCCCCTGCACAGACCCAGAAGATTGGGATCTTTCGTCGATAAAAACAGCGGTCTTGAAGCATAGGTACAAGATTCTTTTCTTGGAGAGTCCGAGGGGCCATTCTTTTCTTTTAAAGAAAAGAATGGTCCTTCGGGCCCTGGTGCACGGAGTGCCCAGGTATGGCAATATCAGGTGAACCACAAATTGTAGAATCCGAAGAATTGGGATATCCAAAATCCGGTGAACCGCAAATTGCAGGCTCCAAAGGACCGGAATGGTCCTTCGTACCCCTGGCGCCTCGGCGTCGCCGCCGGCCCCTCCCTCACATCACGTTCCGGTATCCGCCCCGGTCCAGGGGCATGTGCCGCCGGTGGTAGCTCTGCCGCCACTGGTCCAGGGCGTCGTTGAAGGCGGTCACGCTGTTGTTGTAATTGGACATCTCCCGGTTATAAAAGTCCACCTGGGCCATGAGGTAGAGGTCATAGAGCCTGTCCCAGGGCGCGCCCACCAGCAGGGGCTTGTCCCCATCCTCCGGATAGCTCTCCGGCGCCTCGGGCAGGACCTCCCCGGCAAGCGGCTCATGGCGCCCGATGACCTCCCGCCGCAGCCGCCCCTCCAGCTCCAGGAGCCAGGCGGCCTTGGTGCCGTCGTCATAGGCGTCCGGCCGCACCCGGCCCACCCGCTCGATGACCTTATTTATGGTTGCCACATCAAAACCTCCCCATATCCAAATCAGTCACTCCGCCCAAGGCCGGGACAACCCCGGCCCTCGGCGGGGCGGCTTACGCCTGCCCCGTCTTTCCGTCCATGATCTCCCGGGCTTCGGTCTCACTGAGCCGGCCCGCGCTGACCAGGGCCTCCACCCGCTCCCTGCTCCACAGCCGGGGATAGTACTTCTTCACCATCTCAGCGACAGTCATGTCCCGCCCTCCTTTACAGCGTCACGCCGCTCATGGCGGCCAGAAAGTCCACATCCGCGCGCAGTTTTTCCTCCGCCGTGGGTTCCGGCTCGGGCTCAGGGGGCCTCCCGGTGGGGGTGATGCCGGTGAGCACTCCATTCTCCACCGTCAGCTCGCACCAGCCCCCGGTGGCCCACACATCGGCCTCCAGCTCCTTGGGCACGGCGATCCACCCCTCCAGCCAGCACTCCTCCCGGCCGCTCTGGCTCTGGAGCCCGTGGCCGCCGTCAGGCCGGGCCTGCAATTCAATGATGGTCAACATTTTCAAATCCCTCCCGTTTCGCGTATTGTGATACTGTACCATAAGGGACATGCACCCCCGCCTGGGGCAGCAGATTGGCGGCCCCAAAGCGCAGGCACCGGCGCAGCCGGGCCTCCCCCCGCTTGATGTTCCGGGAGACGGTAGACTTGTCCACCCCCAGGTATTGGCCGATCTCGGTCATGGTCAGCCCCTCGCCGTAGTAGAGCCGCAGACAGATCCGCTGCCTGGGGGTCACCTCCTGGCGCAGGGCCATGGCCAGCCGCCCCTTCAGCCCCGCGATGGTCTCACTGTTGGTGTTCTCCTCGCTGAGCAGCCGGGCATACACCGCCATGTCGGCGGCATACCTCCCGCCCCTTCTGTATCTTGTGCCTGCCATGTCCTTCCTCCCTCTCACAGGCGGTATCGTTCATTCCGGTAATAGCCCGGCTCATAATACCGCTCACAGATCACCGCCATGTCCCGCACATCCCGGAGCATGGCATGGAGCAGCCGCAGCCGTTCCGCCTTTGCCGTCCGGGCCTCCTGGCCCCGCGAGCGCAGCTCCTCCACCAGTTGGATGCGGTGGCGCAGCGCGTCGGCCTGGGCGCGGTAGGACCTGCCCAGTTCCGCCAGGCACAGGCCATCTCCGGGGGCCCCGGCGCTGAGCTCTTTGAGGAAGCGCAGGAAGTCCTCCTCTTCCGGGTCCCGCACCGGCCTGCGGGAGCGCCTTTGGGGCGTCTCTTTTGCCCCGGAGGGCTCCCTTGTCCGTTCCGCCCATTGCAGGGCGGCGAGCCGGTCCTGGATGCCCAGGAGCTCTTCTCCCACCAGGGCCCGCTCCACCCGCAGCTTCCGCAGGGCGGGACCCTGGGCCCCGGCCATGGCGCCCTCCAGTCCGGCCCGGCGCTCCAGCAGCTCTCGCCGCCGGGTCTCCAGGGCCCGCCGCTCCTCCATGCCCATGCCCCTGTCCTCCCTACGGTCCGAAAAATGGGACGCAACTATACCGCCCATTCTGCCGCCGGGTGTAGTAGGTCAGGCACAGCCGCCGCAGGTCCCGGGCCTGCCGCAGGGCCTGCTCCATAGACTTGATCTTGACCTCCAGCTCCCGGCGGCGGCTCTCGTCCCCCTCGGCCGCCAAAGCGGCCTTGGCGTCCTCCAGGCCCACCGCCAGCAGAGCCGCCGCCTCCTGGTATCCCCGGGCCATCTCCGGCAGCGCAGCCATCCCGGTATGCTCACCCTCCGGCCAGGACCAGCAGCTCCCCGGCAAAGGGCCCCTCGGACTCCACGGTGAGCATCCCGGTGTCCGTGTCCATGTAGACCCGGGATTCCATGACCGCCCAGGTAGATGCGGTCATGACCCCCACGCAGTCGTATTTCCGGTCCCTTCCGGTGACCCCCTCCACCGCCCAGCGCAGCCGCAGGCCCCGGAGGACCTCCACGGTCCACACCTGGTCCAGGGTGGCGGAAGAGCCCCCCAGGGCGGCAATGTAGGCCCTGCTGAGCAGGGTGTCCAGGCTCACGGTCCCGTGGACCCCCGAGGTGTCGATATCCCACCAGTCAAAGCCCAGCTCGGCGGCCTTCGCTGCGGCCTCCTGGGCGGAGACGAGGGTCTGCTCCAGCAGGTAATACTGGACCTGCTCCCTGGTGAGCTCCACATGTCCGTCCCCCGCCGTGGGATAGGTCCCCGGCGTGGCGGTGTTGGCCGCCAGAGCCGCCGCCTGGGCGGCGATAAACCGGGTCTTGGCCTCGTCCAGGTCCCCGGCCTTGAAGTCCTCGGCGGAGCGGCCCACCAGCATGTGCAGGGTGGAGGTAATGATGGCGCGGTCGGTGCTGAGCTTGTGGGTGGAGGCGGGGATGAGGAGCTTATCCCTCGTCCAGTCCTCCTTCTCAAAGCGCCGGTAATAGGGCTTCACCGTCACGGTCATGTCGGCGTCCTTCCCGGCGGGGATGCCGAAGTCGAACACCGGGGCGGCGTCAGGACTGCCCGCCTTCCTCACCACCGTGGCCGCGCTCCCCGCCGGGAGGGTGGCCACATCCCCCACCTGGATGTCGGGGGTCAGCCCGTCCTGGCCGGGAACTCCCTGCTCTCCGGGGACCCCCTGTATCCCCTGTACTCCCTGCTTTCCCTGGGGCCCCTCCGGGCCCATGACCATTCCCAGGTCAATGGTAGGCATAGCTGATTCCTCCTTTCCGAAGTCACTTTCCGATGTCAAGGCACAGGTGCCCCCCATCGCTGATGTAGTAGTTGGGGGGCTCTGCGCCCGTATAGGTGCACAGCAGATGTCCCTGGGCATTGACGCTGAACACCACCATTCCAGCCGTCTCCACGGCCACCGCGTCAATGCCCCGGGGGCCGGGGGGCCCCTGGATGCCCTGGGGGCCCTGGATGCCCTGTTCTCCCCGCTCTCCCTGCATGCCTCTGGGTCCGGTCTCCCCCTTGGCCCCCCTGGGGCCCTGGTCGCCCTTCTCTCCCTTGGAGGCCCGGAGGTCCTTCACGATCTCCGAGACCTCGGCCAGGATGCCGTCCATCTCCCCCTGGAGCTGCTGGGCCTGGGTGGGGGTGGGCTCGGCCGGAGTGCCGTAGGCGTCGTTGGGCTTGACCAGCAGTTGGTCGGTGGCGGAGATGGACACCGCCGCAGGCGCTCCCTCCCGGAAGCCCTCAATGGTGAAGCTGCACCATCCGGGCAGGGCCAGGGCCTCACCGGGGATGGGGGTATCGAAGATCAGCGGGTCCCGGCCCTGGGAGAGGTCCTTCACCCCGTTGTAGAGCAGCACCGCCACCGGACCGCCCCCCTGGGCGTTGCGCCAGACGATGCGCTTGGCAAACGCCGCCCAGTCCTCGCTCATGGTGATGTGAAGGGTGGTGACGTTGGCCTCCCCCTGCACCCCGGCGTTCTTGCCGTCCTTGCGCACAAAGCTGCCGTTCACCGCCACATTGATGATCCTATTCACGTCGAAACCTCCCTTCTTGAAAAAAAACGGCGGGGGAGGGGAGCCCTCCTCCCATCCCCCGCCTTGCCCGCTCACATCTCCGCCAGGGGCCTCTCGGCAGCTCTCTGGGCGGCGCTCACCGTCCGCCAGACCTCCCGCTCCTGCTCCTCGGCGTTCTGGAGGGCCTTGACGAACTTGCGCTTGATGCGCACCGCCGCCCCCCGCTGAATACGGATGGTCTCGCCGTTGACGGCGCACAGCACCTCCCTGGGGCTGTCCATCCCCAGCAGGGGCGCCATGTACTCCACCAGCTCCTCATTGGGGTCCCCGGCAGCATGAACGGCCTGCGCCGTGGTCTTCTTCTCGCTCATCCTTCGTCCCTCCTCTCACTTCGTGGCCGTGGTCTCGATGCGCACGATGTACTGGGGCACCAACAGCTCAGCAGTCTTGGCCGCCTTCCACTCATCTGTTGCTTTATGACTTATCCTATGTTACAATAGACCCATACAATCAGTTTGCTACGTCATCCGGAAAGGGGAATTTTTATGAAAGCTCCGTCAAGGGATCAGCTTCTCGCCGATGTCCTCTCCGATGCCACCTGGAAAGACATTGCGGCAAAATACGGATATTCGGATCCCCGATTCCTGCGGAAGCTTGCCCGCCGCTATGATCTTCCAACGCGTCGGATCATCCGAAAGCCGTCAGAGGCCGACCTGCGCCGGATGATCCAGGAGGAAGGGCTCACTCCATACCAGATCGCCGATAAGCTCGGATATCAGAACGGGGGCTGGTCTGATATCTACGCCTATTGCCGCGAGTATGGGATCTCTTTTGACTTCTCTCCCAATCATGCTCTCCGCCAGGTCCCCTTTACCCAGCGGCAAAAGGATATCGCTCTCGGCTCCCTGATGGGGGACGCCTACCTCCGTCCCTCAAATGCTTCCAGGGCCGCATATTCTCTTTCCTTTACCCATGGGGAAAAGCAAAAAGCCTACTTGGAGTGGAAACGGGATGAGTTTGACAACTTTGTAGTTACCAAGAAACTCTACCACTACGAAAGGAAGATCAGTCGGTTTGGGAATGCACCTGTATACAGCTTTTCCACCATCACGCATCCCTATCTCTTGGAGCTCCATTCTCTGTGCTATCCCAGCGGACGAAAGTGTGTCACGCAGGAATGGCTCGACCTTCTCTCGCCTTTGTCCCTGGCCGTTTGGTATATGGATGACGGCTCCTTGAACAAGCGATATGGGACCCTTACGCTGGCCACCGAGTGTTTTTCACTGGATGAGCATGCTGTCATGATCGACTATTTCCTCACTCGGTATGGAATCGAAGCAAAGCTCGAGCCGCGTCGGAACGATCAGTTCGTCCTTCGGATCAATGCCTCTCAGCGATATCGTTTTCTTGACCTTGTAGCACCTCATGTTCCTGATTGTATGTCCTATAAACTTGGATAAGCGCCGGCTCATTTCTGCGCCGGTCCCCGGTTTCCTTTGCGCCCCACCCTTGCGGGGCGTTTCGATTATAGCCGGGGGGCAGACTATCGCATCACGGTCTCCCGCGTCCCTTCATTTAGTCGTTCACGCTGGCATTACCCTTGCGCCCTGTTATCCGTCTCCGGAACTTCAAGTCCATTAGAAGGGATTTTTTATACCTGAGGCTGGATGTACATTTACGCCGCGTTGGCGAGAGTGTAACCACAGGTCGCCCGCTGATTCAGCGGGTCGCCGGTCCCCGAGGAGCCCAGCTGTTTCACGATGTGCTCCAGTCCGCCCCCCTCGATCTCGGTGACGCCGTAGGCGTCGTCGCCCAGGATGAGGGTGGAGTAGACGTCGGCGCCGGATGCGCCGGCCTTCTCCCACTTCTTGCACCGGGTGGACTGGACAAAGCGCACCCCGTAGAGCTCCCCGATCTCGTTTTTGTAGACGTGCTCCACATCCACATACTCATGGGGCTTCTTCCAGTCGGGGTCGTTCATCAGGTCGAACTTGCAGTCGGGGCTGATGATGCCCACGTAGTAGCCATTGATGCGGGGGGCGTCCTGATTCTCCAGGAACCGCACCGCCTTCTTCACAGCCTCCACCGTCAGGTTGCAGTTGTCGGTCTTGTCGGTGTAATACAGGGCGTCCCGGCTGGTCACCTTGCCGTCGGCGTACTGGACCACCGTGCCGGAGTTGAGTACCTCCCGGGTGATGGTGTCCAGGGTCCGCCCCGCCTGGGAGGCGATGAGCTTGGTGGCCTGGACCAGACTGGGGTCCAGGGCGGTCATGATGAGCATGTCGGACAGGGTGACATATCCGCCGTACTGCTTCACCGTGGCCTCCACGGCCTTCACGCTCATGCTCTGCCCGTCGGGGGTCACTCCCTCGGTGAGGGGGGTGGTCATCTCGGGCAGGGGGTCGAACTGCCGGAACTGGATGGTCTTGCCGCCGTTTTTGGGGATGGGCTTGCGCTGCGCGAACTGGTCGTGGATGAGCTCGGGCTGGGCCAGCTCGATGAGCTCCTTCTCGTAGAAGGTCCTCATCTCGGGGCTCAGGGCCTCGGCGGTGGTCACATTGGGGTTGGCTTGCCCGTCAAACAAATCGAGCATGACGGGCAAAAGCACAAAGTCAGTGTATTTCATGATCATTTCTCCTCTCTTTCCGGGGGTCAGAAGGAGATCTTCTCTCCTCTCTCCACCCGGCGCATGATCTCCCGGATGTCCTTTCCGGACAGCCGGGAAACATCGTCCTTGACAATAAACGCACTCTGGGAGGAGGTGCCGTTCTCCTGGGGCCGGGCGCCCTTGGCCCGGATGCTGTCCACCACCTGCTTCTCGGTGGCCTGGGCCTGCATCTGGGCGATACCCGCCTTGATCTCGGCCATGTGGACCACCTCATAGGCGGTCTGGACGGGGACCCCGGCGCGGAGCATGGACAAAAACTGGGGGTCCCGGACCTCGGCGGCCAGGTCGAAGCCGGGGTAGACCGCCTTGGCCTGCTGGGCCTGGACCTCCCACTGCCGGAGCTGCCTGTCGGCCCGCTCCTGGCCCTCCCGGGCCCTCTGGGCCTGGACCAGAGCCGCGTTCTCCCGCTGGAGCTTCTGAAACCGCTTGTACTGCTCCACGCTCATCCCGGCGTCCTCGGCGGCCTTGGCCCAATAGGCGTCATCGCTCTCCATGGCGGCGGTGAGCTTGGCAAGGTCCCCGTCGGTGATCCCATAGCGCTGGGCGAGCAGGTCAATGACCGGCTGGCTCTGACTCAGCCGCTCCTCCAGGCTGCGCATCTGGCGGAACCGTCTGTCAATGATGCGCTGGGTATCCTCGGTGTACAGGTCCTTGTACTCGCCCTCCACCATCCGGCGGTAGGCTTTCCGCCTGTCCTCCGGGGTGGGCGCCTCCTCCTGTGCCTTCCCGGCGTCGGAAGGCTTGTCCCCTGTGGCTGCCGCCTGCTCCCCGGCCGCCGCCGGTGCCGCCTGCTTGCCGTAGAGGACCCGCTGAACTTCGCCCGCGCCCCGCCGCTTTGCGGCGGGCATTTTGGTATCTCGGCCCGCTTGATGCGGGCCGCCCTGTCCGGCGGCGGCAGGGACTGCCTGAGAACCGCCCTGTGTGCCGGCGCCGTCTCCCACCGGGGCCGCCGCCCCGGCCCCCTCTCCGCCAGCAGCGCCGCCGTCAAAGAGGGAAAGACAGATGTCCAGCAGATCAAATTTCCGCATCAGAATTCCTCCATTTCCGTGGGTGTAACGCCCCCATGTGGCAGCCTTCCTTCTTGCCACGCCCGTGTGGACTGCCCCTCTGCCGGGCGCCGGCAAGGCCCCGGAGAGCCCTTCCGGCACCCTTTGCAGAGGGCTGGAAGAAGGAGGACAATACGAGCGTAGCACAGTCCGCCGGAAATTGCGTCAACGATTCGGGGAAAATTTCAAAAAATTTTCTCCTCCTCCACCTGCAGGTGCTCCGGGTGGCCTTTTGCAATCTGCAAAAGCCCGATGACTGCGAGGTCAAAGGCGGCCTTCACGCCCTCCTTGCCGCTGTCCACAGAGAAGAAGGCCTTGCCGCTGTCCAGGATCACCGTGTCCTGCTCCGGCGTTCCGAAGTTGGCCAGCCACCCCGCCAGGGCGTACACGATGGCACTCACCCCGGCACACACCTGAGGGCTCCCCGTGGCGTGGTCCTTCACGTGGAGGTAGTGCCAGTTCTCATCGTTGTAGTACGTTGCCGTCGTCATACCCCAGTCCCTCCGCTCATGTCAGGGACGGACCTCTTGGCAAGCCCCTGCCCGTACCCTGTCATGGGAGTGTGGGCCTCCAGAATGGCCCCGGAGACGCCCGAGGCGGCCCCGGCAGGAGCAGGGGAGGGCTGGGCGCCAGAGGGGCCTCCGGCCCTGCCCTGAGGCGCCTGGGCGGTCCCCACTCCCATGTCCTTGCCCGTGAGACTCTGCACCAGCAGGGCAAGCTGGTCCATTTGCTGGGACAGTTGCTGACAGGTATTGAGCAGGGTCCGGCCCTGCCGGACCTGCTCGCGCACCTTGTCGATGCCCTCAAACTCCATCATCTCCAGGGCCCCCAGGGCCTCCTGGGCCCGTTCTGGATTGAAAAAGCCCAGCCCATAGAGCTCCTTGGCCCGCTCGTTGAGCTCCATGAGCGAGAAGGGGTTCTTCTTCTGGGCTTTGATCTTCAAATCAAAAACCGGCTTGCGGAAGAGGGGGGTCACGCCGTCGGCGGCCACCCCCATCTGCTGCTCCCGGAGACCCTTGTTGTTGACGTCAACAAATTGGTACGTTCCGGGCTCAGCGCCGGTGATGCGGAAGGTCCGGGCCTCGTCGTAAAACTGGGCCATGCGGTTGATGACCATGGTGTTGATCTTTATGTGGGCGCGGTAGGAGGCGGCGATCATGTCCCGGCTGACCTTGTTCCCCGCCTCCTGAAGGGCGGCGATGGCCGCCGCGGCGGTGACGCCGGAGCCCGCGCCCCCCGAGTTCACGTCCCGGTTGCTGGCGGTGTCCTTCATCTCCTCGATCTTCTGCTGAAGGACGTTGAAATAGATGCCGTCCAGGGGCCGGGTCACGATCTCCTGGAGCCGCCGGTCGTCCAGCTCTCCCTCCACGTGGACGATGGGCTTGGACCAGTCCAGAAATTCCTCCTCGTTGACAGCCGTGCTGGTGGAGACGAAATACCGCCGCCTGGTGGCCTGCATGGCGTTTTCCAGGATGTTAGCGCTGAGCTTGTCGATGTAGAGCTGAGGGTCCTTGCAGATGGCCACATACCCAAAGCCCACCGGCGTGCCCTTCTCGGGGTAGAGCACGTCCAGCACCACCGGGTACAGCCCGTCCTCGTACCAGCCTTTGTCCTGGAGCTTGGGGTCGTTCTCGCTTGCGTAGAGGAGCACGTCCCCCACGAACTTGGCGTAGTGGAGCACCGTCCGCCGGTCAGGGGAGGAGACCTTGTAGTACCAGTCCACCACCACGCTCTTGCCCGAGGTGTCCACCGTGTCGTCATGGACGTACTGCTTGACGTCGATGACGCTGCCCCCCAGCTTGCCCTTGTACTCCGGGTACATCCGCTCCAGCACTTCCTCGTCCACCAGATCCACGATGAACAGGTTGCGGGAGCGCTGGATGTCGGTGACCCCCGGCTCCCAAAACAGCTTCAGCAGGTCGATCTCCCGGATATCCACATCCCCCAGTCCGTTTTCCTTCCGTGGGTCCCAAAACACGCCGTAGGCCGCCGTGCCGTGCTTGAGCTTCTCCCAGGCGTTGGCCGAATAGGTCTGCTCAAACTCGTTGTACTCCATGATCACCGGGAGGACCGAGGAGAGCATCTTGGCACTGGGCTCATCGCTGCGCTCCCGGGGCAGGACCACCGGCTCGGGATAGTTGTCCATGATGTCGGCGTGCTTGTTGGCGATGGAGTTGAACAGCCACGCGCTGGAGGGTTCCGGCCCCGGCTTTCCCTTGCTGCGGATGACCTCCCAGTGGCGCAGCTCCCACCACTGCTCGTCCTCCACGATGCGCCTCTCCAGGTTGGCCTTGCCGTCCTTGTACCGGGCCAGGATCCCGGCGGCCTTGGCGATCTCCTCCCTGCCGATGCGGTGCAGGGCCTCCTTGGGCACCGTGGTATCCGCCCCCAGCAGGGCCGCAGAGAGCTCGGGGCTCACCGCCCGGGGCTGCCCCTCCTCCCCCTTGGGCCGTCCAAACAATGGCATATCCATTCTCCTTTCTCCTGCCTATTTTTACTCTTTTCCCTCTTTGTGGGGCGCGACGACTTTCCCTCTTTGTGGGGCGCGACGACCCGGCGCGCCAAACCCTTGCCCTAATATTTCCGAAACCAATCGTACCTGTCCCCGCCGGGCTCCTTGTGCAGCTCCAGCGGGTCGTACACCACCAGCGCCGGGGCCTTCCCGGCCCTGGGCGCAATGGGGTTTTTCATGCACACGTACCGCAGCTCGTCGTAGATGTGGTCCTCGCCGCCGGTGTCGATGTCCTCCACGTTTGCCTCGTCATAGACCAGGTTGGGCACCGTGCGGATGAAGTGCCTGCAGGTGGAGAACACGTAGAGCATGGGCACGCCCCCGTCGTCAAAGGAGAGCCGGTGGTGGACCTGCATCTTGCCGCCGATGCGGGCGTGGTCCCCACGCTCGAAGTAGACCCGCTCCCGCTCCATCAGGGCCCCGATGCTCTCGGTGCCGTCGCTGCCCCAGATGGCCGGGTCCCCCACCCGGTGGATGGTCCTGCCCTTCAGGTTGGGGTCCTCTGCCTCGATGCGGCGTATCATCCGGGCCACCTCCGACGGCTCCATCTTCACCCCCTGGTTGGGGGTCCCGGTGCAGCCGTAATACTCCCGGATGCGGTAGAGCCGCCGCTCATGGTCCACGGCGTACCACCCCACCGAGAAGGGCCTGGAGTAGCCCCAGTCCAACGAGCACCAGATACACCAGGTCTCCGGGATGCGGAAGGGAGAGATCACGTGGGTATTGATGCGGTCAGCGTAGTGGCCGGCGTCGTTGCGCCACTCGGTGAACACCTGGCCGGAGAAGGTGTCCCAGTCCCCGTAGAGCAGGGCCTTCCGCTCGGCCTCGGGCATGGCCGCCAGCCGCTGGACATAGCCTGGGTCGTTGCGCAGCAGGGCCGGATTGTCAAACACCGACGAGGGCACAAAGATGCGGCTCTGCTTCGCCCTGTGCTCCCGCCCCGCCGGGTCGGTCCAGCTCACGTCCTCCCACAGGGTGGTCATGGGCGCCCCGGCGGTGATGAACCGCTCCTTGACCCACCCATGGCCGATGCCGCCGGGGTTGGCGGTGGAGCGGATATAGCACCGGGTCCCCGGCCCGTTGGGCCGGCACCGGGAGAACAGGTAGCTGTACTCCTCCCAGGTGAAATGGGTCAGCTCGTCAAAGGCCACAAAGTCATAGGCTTGCCCCTGGTATTTCAGCCGGTCCTTGGTGTACTGCATGGCCCCAAAGATGATCTTGGCCCCGGAGGGGAAGACCCATGTGTGGGAGCTGGCATTGTACCTGGCCCTGGGGAAGGCCCTGGGGTAGTAGTTCAGGCTCTTGTCAATGAGTTCCGCCAGCTGGGGGAAGGTCTTGCGGAGGATGAGGGCCTTGTAGTGGGGGATATGGACCTGCCGCAGGGCCTCGATGACCAGGGCGTCGGACTTGCCGCCCCCGGCCGCCCCGCCGTACAGGGCCTCATACTCCGGCCGCTCCATAAACGCCGCCTGCCGCGGCTGCGGCTGCCATATCGTCCTCGCGCGCTCCGACTGCCTCCCCGGCCCGCAAGCGGTCCGGCTCATCCGCTCCACGGCTCGTCCTCTCCCCGCAAAGCAAAGGGCGCTTTGCGGGGGCACCTGTTTAGGCACCGTCTCCACCCCCTTCCGGCGGCTCCAGCGGCCCCAGAACAGCCTGGAGCTCAACCACCCCGCCGCCGGTGTCCTCAGTCTCCAGCCCCCTCTCGCCGATGAGGTCCCGGATCTCCCGCCATGCCGCCACATCCCCCCCGGCCGCCTTGCGGAACAGAGCCGCGGTGAGCAGCATGGCGTTGTCGATCTCCTCCACCGGGATCCCCAGGGCGGCAAGCTGGTCAAGGTCCTTCGCTTCCGAAACATCCAAGCCCAGCAGCAGTTCCATGTTGGCCTTCAGGCTCTTCCTCTGCCGCCGCGCCTCCCCGGAGGCTTTCCCCCCGTTCCTCCCCCGCCTTCTTGCTTCGCTCTTAGTTCGCACAGGCCGAAGATTTTGCTCATTGGCCACTGTTATCACTCCTGTTCTTAGCCCGTTTTCTCCAGCCTACCACACCCCGCCCCAAATTGCGTCAACGCCCGGGGAAAATTTTCCCCGGGCAAAAGGGGAGCCCCCTCACTTCCCATCCGTCCTCTCGTAAAATGCCAGCAGGCTCCCGGCGACGCTGCACCCCTTCCAGCCCTCCAGACTGGCGCAATACCGCCCGATGTACTCCCGTTTGGCCTCCTCGTCCGGAAAGTCCATCCGGCACCGCTCGCACCGCATGGAGCACCCCCGCTCCCACATCCAGAACGGGCACACGTAGGTCTTGGGCATCCCCTACCCCTCCTCCCGGCACTGGTCCAGCAGCAGGAGCATATAGGCCCGGTCCAGACGTATCTGCTCCTCCGCCTCCCGGCGGGAGATGGGCTGGGGCGCCGTGGCCCCCATGGGGTCGTAGGTCCGCCCTGCCGCCGAGCAGGGGAGCGTGGGCATCAGGGCCACGATCTCGGCGATGTCCGGGAAAAAGCTCTTGCGCCGGAAGTGGGCGGCAATGGCCTCCCGCAGGTCCTCCGCCTCATAGGGCTGGAAGGTCAGCCACCAGGCGGTCATCAGGTCCTTGTCCTTCAGCCGGCGGTCTCCCTCCCGGAACTTCCCCAGGAGGGTCCACACGCCGCGCATCTCTTGCTTGGTCAAAAATCGTCTCTCCTTTCCCGGCGGCAGGGAGGGGCGGCCTATGTACCACCTACCGGGCCTCCCCCTCCCCCCGAAAGAGGATAACATTTGTTCTTTCTCTTACACTTACACTTGCCCTTACACTTACCCTTGTTCTTGCCCTTGTTCTTTCCCTTGTTCCGTCCAGTGGGAGCAGCAAGGGTTCCTGCCAGCGGCCGTCCAGTGGGCGGACAGTGGGCGGGCGTCAGCCCTCTTTCTCCTGGGCCCGCTTTGCCGCCTTTTTTCTCCCGCTGTCCAGCACCGGGCGGATGATCCCAAACACGGCGGCGGGCACCCCAGTCAGGGCCGGCTCGGTCTCATCCAGGGCATAGGCCAGGATGGCCATGAGGGTGGGGCCCTGGTCCCGCTTGGGCAGGTTCCGCAGGGCCTCATAGTAACTGCGGTAAAAGGTAAATTGGTCCCGCCGCATGGGTCCTCCTGCCATTTATACCGCCCCCTCTTCCGCGGGCAGCACAAAACCGTGCCCCGTGCGCTCTTCGTAGGTCTTCCGCAGCTTGGCGTAGATCACCGGCAGGGCCCCATCGCTGACCTGGCCGATGCTGTCCACGCCGGGATAGCCCCGGCTCTTCGACCTGGTGTAGTAGATGTAGGACTCCTTGATCTTCTCCGCGTCGTTCCCGCACAGCTCCCCCAGCATGGCGGGGATGGCGGCGCGGAAGTAGGCGGTGGTCTCCCTCCCGGCGGCGGTGCCCCGCTCCCGCAGCTCCCCGGACCGGGCACGCCCGGCGCCGTCGGGGTCATCCTTCTTTGTGGGCACGTGAAAGACCTTCAGCAGGAAATACTTCTCAGCGTAGGTGGCCGCCTTGCCCACCCCCTTTTCCCCGGCCAGGTCCACCCCCTGGGCGTACCAGGGGACGATGAGCTCCTCGCCGCTTTCCACGTCGTGCCACACCATCTCAAAGTCCATCTCGGTGAGGTAGCGGGTGGTGCCGCTCTTGGTGGTCCCCTCATGGACCCGGCCGCCCACCACCCGGGGGATGAGCAGCAGTCCAAGCTCGTCCATCATGGGCCGGAAGCGGTCCAGCACATTCTCATCGGAAGCGAAGTCATAGCGGTCGGAGGTGTTCTTACCGTCCTTGACGATCCCGTCCACCCGCTTCTGCATCTCCAGCAGCTTCTCGTACAGGTTCATGCGATCCCTCCTCTTGGGTGCTTTTTGCCCTTGGCCCGGTACAGGTCCAGGCACAGGCTGAAGTCCTTCTCTCCCTCCCCGCCGGCGGGGTAGAGCCGGTAGGTCCCATCGGGCAGGAACTGGACGCAGGCCGCCTGGCCGGGGAAAATATCGTTTTCCCGGCACAGCAGGCCGTATCCGGCGAGCTGAGCCCCCACCCTGCTCTTCTGGACCTGGGAGACGAACTTCCAGTCCAGAACGGACAATTCGCCGTCAAAGCCCCCCACATAGTCAGGGGTCCCGGCAAAGGCCGTGTGCCCCTCCGGGGCCGCCCACAGAGGCGTTTCCACCAGCAGGGGGTCCAGGGTATGCTCGGCGAGGAAAAGGTCCACAGCGTCGGCGTAGACGCCCCACTCTTCGGGCAGTTCGTACTCCTCCCGGGGCTCCCCCTTCAGACGGTGCTCTATGTAGCCGTGGAGCACGCTGCCCCGCTCCGCCGCCGTCTCCAGGGTGAGCTCCAGCTCGGGGTCCGCTTCCCCGCCGCAGACGCCCAGGGCCCCGGTGAGCCGGGTCACACTGGGGATGACCTGACCGTCCAGCTCATAGCGGTGGTCCTCCGGGTAAAAGACAAGCTCCTCCATCACGCCACCTCCACGCACACGTCCAGGGCCTCGGCCACGGTCCGGGGGGAATCCTCCAGCAGCTTGTCCACCCATGCCTTGAAGCAGTCCGGGCACTTCCCATCATAGACCGGCTCGTCGGGATAGATGGGCTGAGCGCACTTGGAGCACTTCCGCAGCTCCACCACGCCGTCATCTCCGCAGCAGGGGCACACGTTGTGTCCCGCACTCCGGGCAAAATACCGGGGGTCGGCCCTCTCCCAGTCCGGCTCGTCAAAGTCCGCCTTGCACCAGTTACAATGCCACACAGTCTATCCCTCCAAACATGTGATGGTGACCTCCGTCCGGGGCCGGGCCTTGTCATAGAGCACCCGGCTGCCGTCGTGGGAGACGATGATGGAACTGTTGTCGTCGGAGAGGACCCCGTAGTGGACCAGCACGTCGTCGATGGCCTCCAGGAGGTTGGTCAGATCCACCCGCCGCCGGGTGGGCATGTAAAACAGACACGTGACCTGACAGGGTCTGTCCAGCCCCGCCCCCCCTGTGGGGGAGAAAATACCCGGCCTCCCGCTCATACTGTATGTACGCCTTGCTTGGGACGATCCGGGAATACCCGCCGCAGCGGATGATCCGCTGGGAGTTCTTCTTGGTCACCGGCGCCAGCGGAATGGTAAATGTAATGGTCCTCATCCATCCTCCCTCCAAAACTCCACGTAGTGGGTGTAGGCGTTGCCCTTGCCCCGCTTCTCCCGCCCTTGCCGCACGGTGTACCCATTCCGGGCCAGCACCGCCACAAGAGCGTCCCGGTCCGCCGCGCCGGCGCAGTCGATCTTCATCCGCTCGGTCATTTCGTCCCCTCCTCCGGCTTGCGGCGGTAGCCCAGCCAACGTTTTCCATAGAAATAGTCCTGTGGACATCTTGCTACATGGGTAGGCAGGATAGCCCAGTGTGCCTCTGGATAGGTTTCTTGTAGTCCAACATGCCAGTATGGCTCCCCCGCCATCTCCCGCAGCTCCTCCGCCGTCAGCGGTTCGCTCTTCTCCGCCTCGGCCTGGGCGCGGAGGGCGGAAAGGGCCACTCGCAGCGCATCCGCACTAACGGAGACTGCCCCCCGGTACGGTAGACCGAAATGATCTTCCTTCCGCAGCGCAAACATGATCTTGCTGATCGCCTGCTTCTTGGTCACCCCTCGGCGCCTCCTTTCTTGGTATCGATATCGCGCAACCACCGCAAAACGTGCCCTTGAAGTGACCAGGAAAACAGCACTGTGACAAGATTATCTACCGTCCGGGGTTGTACCTCACCGTAGTCTACGATCTCCAAACATTGCCAGCCCGCTGTAATAACCGCACAAATTCCCAGCCATATCAGTGTGTGGATACAAGCTCTTTTCACTTCCATTCCGAGGGTCTTCATCCCTCGCCGCCTCCCTTC